TTCGTGTACGACATCCTCAACGAACCAGATTGGGGAGGGTTTTTTAGCGGCTCTGAGGCACAGTACGATGCGGCCTATGCTGGGGCTTTTGCGGCCATTCGCGCGATCAGCGGCAGCATCGTTATTGTCGGCCCGAGCACGACACATTGGGATTCGTGGGCGACTGATTTTCTAGTCTACGCCAAAGCGAATAGCGTGCTGCCCAATGAATTGGCCTTCCACGAACTAAGCACCGTATCGACTGCCGTCTCTGAAATCGCCGCCGCAAAGGTGTATCTCGCTGCAAACGAGCCCGGCATCACCCTGATTGACATCACCGAATACGTGGACTCTGGCAGCACGTATGTTCCGGGAACGACGGTCCAATACATGGCGGCCCTTGAGCGCGCGCAAGTTCACGAAGCCGCGCACGCCGCCTGGACCCCTGACGATGGCGGTGATAACAACCTCGACGGTCTGCTGATCAGCACCTCGACAGTACAGCGTGCAATCTGGTGGGCCTACCAAGCGTACGCGCAGATCACCGGAACCATTGTGGGCGTCACGCCCAGCGCAACGGTGGACGGCATCGCCGGCCAGGACTCGGGCGCGAGTCAGTCCTATTCAATATTTGGTCGCAACGGTGGCTCGGGCAGCGTCACCTTCACGTTCACAAATATTAGCAGCGCTTCCTACCTCAACGTTGGCGGCACCGTCAACGCCGCAGTGTACTTCCTGGCGGATGACGGCGGCACCGGATCGTCTGGTCCCACGCTGCTCAGCTCATCTGCCGTCAGTGTGGTCTCAAATTCCATTTCCGTCACCGTTCCCAGCATGGGAGCGAACGACGTGGTGAAAATCTTCCTGACCCCAGGTTCGGGCGGAGGGGGGGGCGGGGGCGGCGGCGCCACGACTTATTACATTGATGGCGTCGGCGGAAGCGACTCAAACCCCGGAACAAAAGCCTCGCCCTGGCAACACTTGCCCGGCATGCAGGGAGTTACAGGAGTGCCGGCAGCCATCTTAACAAGTGCGGGAGCGGGCTCGGGACTGGTTCCCGGAACTAACTTCATCCTCAAAGGCGGCGTAACCTGGCCAGCAGCGGATTTCCCGCTGGTGATGGTCTACACAGGCTCCAGCACGAGTACGTCCGCGGTAGGTTGCACAGGCCCGGGATGCATTTATATCGGCGTGGATCAGACGTGGTATTCAGGAGCGGCTTGGTCCCGACCAATTTTCGATGGCCAAGACACGCTGCCGGCTGTCGATTGGGGCGGGGCGCAAGCCGCTGTAGACCTGTACGGTGGGTATTTTGTGTTCGACAATATAGAACTTCCAAACTGGTGGCAGGTCGGTAACACGTCAACGACATGGGCCATCATCGCCATGCGCTGCACGCATTGTGAACTCAAGAACAATTACATCCATGGATGGGGACACAGCGGGACGACTGGCGGTGTAGGCGGCACCTTCCTAGACAACGGCAAACTAATCAGCGGAGGAAACGCCTGCCCCGCAGACATGACCAGCTCCATCCATGGCAACGTGATCGACGGTTTCGATAGTTCGCAAGATGCGTTTCAGGCCCTGTCCTCGGGACAAGGATATGTCTACGGAAATTACATAGCAGGGACCGCGACGGAGATGCTCAGTTCGTCTCGCTATGTATTCAGCAACACATTTGGTCCTACCGCTCCAACGTTCTTTGAACTCAGCGTGCACGGCAACGTGCTGGAGGAGACGAACTGCAATCTGATCGCTTACAACAACTACAGCGTAAGCGGCATGGGTGGTGCGACATTTTTCCCGAGTCCTGTCACCGGGTCCATTGATTACGAGTTCAACAATTTACTTGTTGATACTACCAATCAAGCGATTCAAATAGATAACGCCGGCATAGAGGCGACCGGCGGCGGCGCTGGCAGCGGGATATACGTTTTCAACAACACGATTCAAACAAGGGCAGGATACCCTAACAACTCAATAGCCGCGAGTACTGGTGGCCCTGGGCATGGCGATTCCACAGTTATGCCATTCGTGTACGTGGCCAACAATTTTCTGATTGGCGACGACCCGGTAGTGAACCTCGGGCCTTTCATCGGCACCCCGACAAGCACGAATCAAGTCCCCATGACGAACGCCGCGGCCATGGCGGCTGGCTACATTTCGACCAGCACATATCCTTACACTCCGCCAAACGGCACCGGTGCCACGATTGCCGCGGGCTTAAGCGGTACGACCATGGCAGCGATCTGCGCGGGCATCCCTTCCGACGCGGTGGCCACGGCATCAGCAGCGTGCCTCAATGACACCACGGTGGGCGTGATCTATAACTTTTCGAACCATACGGTGACTGCTCCCGATCGCACCTCGCTGGCGCATCCAAGCGGAGGCTCTGCCTGGGATTCGGGAGCGTATCAGTATGGCGTCGGCGTTGCCGCGCCCGGCGTGGGACTCACACCATCACCGCTGCCCTTCGGGAACCAGGTTCAGAGCACGACGAGTGCAGGGCATAGCGTCACACTGACCAACACCGGCACGGCCGACCTCACCATCGCAGGCATTACGATTACGGGCACAAATGCTGGCGACTTCGCGCAAAGCAATACGCTCCCGGTAGGTTCGGGATTTCTGGCTCCCTTTACAAGCGGCACCATCACCGTCACGTTCACGCCTGGCGCGACGGGCGCGCGGTCAGCGAGCATTTCCATCTCCGACAACGCCGGCGGCGGCACGCACACTGTGGCGCTTAGCGGCACTGGCATTGCGAGCGGCGGGGGCGGCGGTGGTGGTGGCACCGGCACGGTCGGCGGCGCGCGATGCTCGATTTGCTTCTCACAGCAGGGCGGGATTCAGAACCAGGCATATACCTACGTGCCCGGCGGCGGCACGGCGAACACGCAGACGGCAACCCTCACTCCGGCGCCCCAGGCTTATGCGGCAGGCCAAAGCGTGTTCTGGATGCCGAACGCAGCGAATACCAGTGGCACGCCTACACTCAATTTGGATGGGCTGGGCAACAAGACCATCGTCAAGGCGGGCGGTGCCGCGCTGTCCGCTAGCCCACCCGACCTGACGACGACCGCGATTGCCTGGGCGATTTACGACGGGACAAACTTCGAGCTGCAAAATCCTCAGACCGCTCCATCTGCCGCGACGACGACGATTGCCAGCGGGACCTCGGCGCTTGGGACCTCAGCAATAGCCTCGGGCGCGTGCGCGACGGTCGTGACCACAACAGCGACCGGCACCGCTGCAACGGACAACATACAGGCGGATTTCAACGCGGACCCGACGAGCACGCTCGGCTACGAGGCGGGCGCGATGCTCACGATCATCAAGTATCCGACGAGTGGCAACGTGAATTTCAAGGTCTGCAATAACACCGGCTCGAGCATCACCCCGGGTGCGGCCACGTTGAACTGGAGAGTAGTGCGCTAGTGAGAAAATCTCTCCTACTTCTCGCGCTGGGTTTCTTTTGTGCGCTCGGGGCCCATGCGCAATCTTGCACCGGAGGCTCGACCTATTGCGTACAAACCGCAAGCGGCACGCCCGGGTTGTTCACTACCGCGACCTCCTACACCCTGATCTTTTCGAATCCGGGGGTGGTCGGGCACCACCTTAAAATCGTTGTTGAATACGCTCCGGTCCTGACCGGCGGTGATGTGGCTAAAATCACCGACCCGGACGGCGACACGTTTACTTCGCGGCTCGGGCTCAGTCCCGGTTTCGGCAACCAGTTCGCCCAAATTTGGGAAACGACTATCAGCAGCACGAGCATTCCCCAAGTCACCGTGGGAACCGTGGCCGGAACGAATGCTTACTACACGTTTGTCGACGGCGAGGAAGACAGCTTTCCGGGCACGTTTAACGCACTGAGCTATGGGATTTCGAGCGGCGATAGCTGCACCACGACCAGCAATTCCTCGCTGACTGTGGGCGCGAATGCTTTCTATTGGTTCGTCTATTCGTATCAGGGCGGCACGGGGGAGACCTACACCGGGCCGAGCGGCTATACCAACCGCGCTTCAAATTTCAGCCTGGTGATGTACGACAACTTTCTTACCGGGGCGCAGGCGGCGTATTCCGTTTCTATGAGCGATTCCGGCGGTGCGGCCAGCGTGGTTTGCGCGGTGCTGACATACGGGCCGCCGGCCAATGTGCAAACGCAAATCGGCGGCTTCCTCGTCGGACCATGAAAACATTCTGGGCTTGGGTAGCCGCTCACAATGGAATCGTCCTCGGGTTCCTGGTCGTCGGTTATGTCTACGGAATGGTATCGACGATCCTGCTAACCCGGCCGCGGTACTGCGCGCGCTGCGGACAGCTCAACCGCTGGCTAAGCATGGAACATGCTGTGGCGCGTGGGCTGAAAGGCGACAAGGGCGATAAAGGCGAGCGCGGCGCTAAGGGCGAGCACGGATAAGAGGGCCAACTAGATTATGTGGGAAACCTTGTGGAAATTGATGGACGGGCACAACGGCGTGTTTACCATCGGCCTGGTCGTGGGCTTCGTGTCCGGAACGCTCTGGACGGTATTCGCCGCCCGCCCTCGATTCTGCGCACGCTGCGGCCAGTACAACCAGTGGATCAATGCGGAGAAGGTAAGGCTGAAGCTGCTGAAGCAGAAACATAACCGCCGGAAGGGAGATAAGGATAAGGAAGGCGCTGTGGAAAATGGCGAGCAGACATGAGACGCCAATACGAAAACGAGAAGACGCCCGAGGGCCGCATGGCCGCAGTCGCGCGCGATCTCATGCCCGGTTTTGATGGCATCAGGAAAACAGGCGGCGAATACCCGGACTACGCGGACTTCCTCGAAGTGTTCAAGCCCTACATGGATAGGGAGTTGCTCATGGCGCGAGTGAATGAGGCTGGAATTGCATGGGCCGTCAGCCGAGTCTTCATGCTCGAGCAGCAGCTTGAGCAGGCGAACGAGGTGATCAGGAATCTGCGGCGTTAGCCCGTCGCAAGACTTCCTCTAGCGTCGGCGCCGCTATCTTGCAAAAGCCGATTGAAGTCTCTGGATACCACTGAAGCGTCCAAAGTTCATCCGTATCGATGGAACGCCGCTTGGATTCGGGGGATTCAAAGCGGTCTTCGAGGCCTTCCTCTTCTTCGATGAAGTCCTGGAGCTTCGAGCGCACGGTGCGATGAGCGTTATGCTCGAGATATAACCCGCATTTGTGCGCTGGAAACCTGAACTCCAGTTTGTACTCTTGAATCATGGGGTGAGCATAACATGCATTTCCTCCAACATGCCCAAGCGCGCTAAACAGCCCTGCCAAGCTCCCGGATGCGGCGCGCTCTCCGACGCACGATTCTGCGCGAAGCACATGCCAGTATTCTACGGCCAGTACGATCGCGAGCGCGGGTCGGCGGCTTCGCGCGGCTACGGGCGACGGCATGAGAGCTGGCGGAAGATGATTCTCGCGCGTGACCCGCTCTGCAAGATCGCGCACTTCTGCGGCGGGATGGCTCCGAGCACGGTGGCCGATCACGTCATTTCACTGCGCAGCGGCGGCGACTGGGCGATGGAGAACGGGCAGGGAGCTTGCGCCGCGTGCCACGGATGGAAGACGGCTCAAGGAAAATAGGAGACCACGATGAAGGGATTTTTCGCATTACTGTGCATCGTCTCGTTCTTTTCCGGCTGCGTCACGAAGGGCTACATGCGCGCAGTAGCCGAACAGCAACGCGCAGCCCAGGCGCAGCAGAACAAAAAGTAGGCCATGCTTGCCGGGATCATCGGCGCGCTGGTGAACCTACTGCTCCTCGCATTCGCTGCCGGGCGCCTGCACTCGAATCAGGAAGAGAACCGGGCGGACATCAACGGCCTGGGCATCAAGTGTCGCGGGATCGAGACTCGCGAGGATCGGCGGCACAAGCAAATGATCGCCGCGCTTCTGATGAATGCTAAGGACGACAAAGAGAAGGAGCGGCTCGCGTCCCTACTGCGAGACGATTCTTGGAGCTAATAACGTCCGTCGCCAGCGGCACACTCTCGGAAACCAGATGCGCCGCTGACTCCATCGTTCCCAGCCCGGAACGCTTTGTCACGAGCGCAGATCGGTTTCCGATGGATTCGCGCCGTCGAGGGAACAGGCAATCACGTGCCAGCCAGTCGCGATATTGTCTGGGACGTATATGCGAGGAGATTATACACAATGCACATCCATGAGCTTTACGATATCGCGAGCGGCGTGGTGGTGGGGAGCTCGGCGCTGTATTCGTTTCTGCCATCCTACGAGATTTTCGCGGACTTCCCGAGGACTCAGAAGGTCTACAAGGTATTCACGCTCGTCATTCTGAAATTTGGCAGCGTCAACTTCCGGTCCATGATGAATCCGGCGATCCGCAGCGTCGAGAACGCCAGCGGCACCGTTACGCCGCAGCCTCTCCCGGACGATAAGAAGTGAATCCAGCGATCAGGACGCTGTGCGTGGCGGCGCTGGCGATCGCTGGCGTCTGCGCGCTGGTCGAATTATACCTATTGATCCGCGACGTTCGCACGGATCTGAAAACGCAGTCCGCCAGCCTTCACGCAATCCTAGCGACCACGGACGCCGCTGCCGCTCAGCTTCTCGCCGCAAGCGCACAGGCCGAACTCGCCGCACAGGAAGAGCGCGCATATTTTGCGAAGACCTCGCTCGAAGCCTACAAGACCGCTGCGGCCGCTCGCCTGGTGCTGGTGCGCACCGATCACAGCCTGAACGACGTACTGGTACCCGAGATGACCGCAAGCCTTGCGGCCACCGACCAACTTCTACAACAGAGCGCTGCGGACCTGAATTCGACCACGGTCGCGATCACGCCGACGCTTTTGAACCTTACGCAAGCCTCCGCTTCAGCCGCGGACGCGATGGCCAATCCGCACATCGCTGAGACGCTGGCCAACGTGGACGCAGCTACCAAAAACGTGGCCAGTACCTCGCAGCATGTTGACGAGATGTCGGTGATGGTCGAGAAGCGTCTGCGGCAACTGCTCAAGCCTGCCACGCTCGCCGAACGGCTATTTGAGCGCTTGGCCGGATTGGGGATCACGGCTTACGGGGTTGCCAAATAGCAAGATCAGCGGTGCCTTTGTGCTTAACCATTAGGCACGAGTCGGCGGAAACCTCTGGCCGTTGCGCGAACGCTGGCGCGGCGAGAGCGAGCGCAAAAAGGACTAGCGAAGTTAATCGCATAAAATTAGTGCCTCCAGTTGAGCTTTCGTGCAATTAAGGGTCCAAACGCTATCTTGTGGAAAACGGGCACCGAAGCATTCCCGAAATGGGAAAGAGTATTCCTAAATGTGGCAATAATTAGGCTTCCCTCGTTTTAAGAAAAGATGCGAAATGTACGATAATTACGTTGACAGGTTTCTAGCCATCCCGTATATTCAACCCGCTCGCGACTTAGTTGATAATGTATAAGCGGTTTACTTAACATAAACCGGTTAGACATTAGTAAAAGGCGCGAAGCCGTCGAGGCTTACGTGCCAGCTTCCGTTAAGCGCCGCAAGAAAGCAGTTTCCGAGACAGACTTCGTAGAGCTCGGCCGTCGCCTCAAATTATTCCGCCTGGAGAAATATCTCTCCTACAAGAAGCTCTCCCTGCTAGTCGGCGGCGGCATTTGCGTTGATACGATTCGGCGCGCCGAACGTGGCAAACGGCTCAACGCGGTTACTGCCTACAAAATCAAACGACTCCTGGAGGGGGTTAACAGTCATGCGTAACCCCTCGTTCTCTATGAGCAATCGCGCGAGCATCGCCAGCGCGGTTTCTTCCACCATTTCGTGCAGCGTTTCCCGCAACCGTTTCGACAGCAACGCCGCGTGGTTTAACCGCGAAAGCTCGAAGTCGTTCAACGAACTGCGCGAGGCCGACAGCAGAAATTCAATCTGCACGGATGGGCTGAGTGGGGACATTGGACTATTCCTTTCGGGGCAACTGCTTGCGATCGGTGCGAGTAGGTAGCAATTAAATGGCCGCGGCGAGAGAAAAACTTTTGGTGCGGCAGATCGAGCTAAAGCTCATGCGGCTCAAGCCTCGCGATCGCGTCCGGCTGATGAGGTTGGCCTACCTTCTGAATTTGTGCGCGAGGAAATCGTCATGAGAGGTAGCAATCCTTTACTGGAAGCTTATGAGCTACATGAACGTTTGTTGGAGCTAGAAGTTTATGTGGCGTTCTTGATTCTCGGTGACCACGCCGATTTCTCGCGCTTACATCACAACAAGGCAGACGCTTTTCACAAGTTGATCCTGGATGCTTGGGTTGCGTGCGGGGGCTGTTCTCCGCGCGTGAGGAAGGCGCGATTGAATGCGATCTGGAAAGACTTTGTCACTAAACATAAGAGCGCCGCGGCATGAGCGCGCTGCAATTCATTCACATTCTGCCGCGCGCGCTCTGGATTCTGGCGCACTCGTGGCCGTGGTGGCGCTCATGCCTGATCTGGCTGGCTATTGCGGCTGGAGTGATATCGGCCCGGGGCTATATACGGGAGATGCGCGCCCTGGCTCGCGAAGACTTTCTTATTTCGCAAAAGGAGAAATACCAAAATGTTGAAGACTCTGAAAGCACTCTGGAACGATGAAGAAGCGCAGGATTTGCTCGAATATAGTTTGCTCCTCGTCCTCATAGCTCTAATTGCGACCGCGTCAATTGCTGCCGTAGGTCACGCCGTTAGCAACGTGTTCAGCAACGCGGCAGCAAATCTGACGACAACATGAGCGGCCTCTGGTCCGACATCAAGGTCCCGCCAATGTCGAAGCGCGAGCGTGCGGACCTGGAGCGCGAAGCTGGGCGCGCCTTCTTATCCGACGACCAGGCCCACGCCTACCGCAAGCGGCAACTGAATAGCTGGCTAGACCCACGCGAGGCCGTGCGGGCACCGCGGAAGAAACGTAAGGCTGCGTGAGATGTGCAACGCCTGCGGCTTCGAGTGCTGCGCGATGGATTGCTTCGACGGGTGTGGCTGCGAAGATTGTCACGAGCCGAAGTGCTGGGATTATGACGATGGCTTCCAGGAAGGCGAAGACGACTACCTGGACGAGGAGGAGGAGTAGCTATGGCCGACTTTTCCGAATGGAACAACGAGCCGATCCGCACCGCGCACTCCGCGCCTTCCTCGGTGCTGCGCGCCTTCCATCGCGCCGACCGCCGCAAGACGTTGAACCGCGTGGCGCTGGCAGCGCTTTACATTGCGGCGTTCTTTGTTGGGTATTGGGCGTTTACGCGAAATTGAGTTTCTTGGCGATGCGACGGGCGTGGTCCGTCGCCGGGAATGTGGGCGCTGCTGCACGTCCGGGGATATTGGGCACAATCTCCTTCCGGCACGGGCAGCGCGCCCATAAAAGTTCCGAGACGTACAAGGGGGAGACGAACATGGCGAGCAAGACAGCAATCATAGAACGGCCGCTGCGGGAACTAGCCGATGAACTATTCACGGAGTTTTTTGATTCCATTCTCGAACAGTCCGCACTCACTCCAGAGCAGCAAGACAAATTGGCCGAGTGCTTGAAGGATGGAGCCATTGAAAAGCGCGACCGTATCGCTAACTTTCTCTGGCGATGGGAAGCCGAAGCGCAGTACGTGCGCACCAGGGAACAGGGCCTTGCCGACTACCGCCATCAAATCGAGAAGGTCATCGGCTGCATCAAGGAAACGATCAAGGTGCAGTTTGAGAATTGGGGTGTGCGCAAAGTCGAGGGCCGAGAATCTCGCTTCACGCTCAAGAAAAACCCGCCCAAGGTCGAGGTGTTCGACGAATCAGCGCTGCCCGGCGAGTACATCAATTATGTACCGACTCCCGACAAACGCAAGATTGCCGATGACCTGTCGGCCGGCAAACAGATTCCCGGCGCACGGTACGCCGATCCTAGTCAACGTTTGGAGATTAAATGAGCGCCACAGCAATAACGAACGCCACACCGAAAGCGCCGACCCTCGTTGAAATGCTCGATAAGGTGAGGCCGCAAGTTATGCTCGCGCTACCGAAGGGCTTCGACGCGGGCCGCATGATCCGCACCGTGCTTACGGCAGTGCAGAAGACTCCCAAGCTAATGCAATGCACGCCGCAAAGCATCGTCCTAGCCGTCCTCCAGGCAGCACAACTCGGACTCGACGTGGATGGATTTCTAGGACACGCCTACCTAGTTCCTTATTGGAATAAAAAATCTGGCAAGAACGAGGCGCAACTCCAGGTTGGATACCGCGGCTTCATTGCACTTGCGCGGCGCTCCGGAGAGATAAGCGCGATCAGTGCCGAGATTGTCTACAGCGAGGATAGTTTCAGTGTGAGCCTCGGCACCGACCGCAAGGTTACACACCTGCCCGCTCCTGGTGATCGGGGCGAAGCGATAGGGGCGTACGCCGTAGTTTTTTACAAGGACGGATTCAAGGACTTCGAATGGATGACGAAGAACCAAATTGAGCACGTCCGCAAATCTTCCAAGGCTGCCGATGATGGTCCTTGGGTCACCCATTGGGAAGAGATGGCGAGGAAGAGTCCAATACGAAGGCTCGCAAAGCGACTGCCCCTATCCGCAGAGGATTCCGCGCTCATACGCGCCGCGGTTCTGGACGAGTACCATGAGGCATCAGATGTTGACGATCCTCCTGCAGGAATTATCGAGCTAGAGCCTGAATCTCCGCTACTTACAAATGGCAACGTTCCTGACGGTCAATATGCTGAGGTGGCCGCCCCTAAAGAGACAGAAGGGCGCATCCCCGCAAGTTCCGAAGTGATTTTCTTCCACGTCGGAAAGATGTTAACGACGCTGACTGGCGCAACGCCTCGTCTCAGTCTTACCGAGTACAAAAACCTTGGCGGCCGGCGCTATGAAACTATCAAGGGCTGGACGATTCCAGGATCGCTCACCGAGAACTTCCTTAAGTTGTGCGAGTCAAAGAAAATCCCCGTCTCTGAGATTGACGATAACGGGCAACCGATGGCCGCGCCATTCATGGCGACTAACGACGACCTGCCCGGCATGTTCAGCGGCCAGTAAACAACTTCCCCCGCAGCGTAGCTCCCAACGACGGAGCGGAAAGGAGGGCACATGTGGTACGTCTCAGATTGGCTGTATGAATTCTTGTTCGGCGATGAAACGGGCTTTTAGTTCGATTCTAGGCGCGGCTCGGGCGATGGACTCGGGCCGCGTGGAGGATGCAGACGTAAGCCATGGCAACCCAGCATAGATATTCGCAGGAGGGGCACATACACGCGCGATGCATGACGTTGTACGGAGCGCGCACTATGGTCGCGGAATTAATTCGAGACCGACGAAAGAAGCGCGATTGGCGGGCGGCAGATTGTGCTAGGTGTGGCGGGTTTCATGTTTACTTCGAACCGAATAAAGGAAAGGGTCGCTGGTACTTAGGATGATTACCGAATCTGAACTACGCGAACGACTTGGTGCGCGCCTGGAGACTTCGACGCACATCAAGCCGCAGGATTTGGCGTTTGCGCGCAGCATAGCGGCGATGCTCGTGCCGATGATTATGCGGATCATTCGGGACGAGGTTCGTGAAGCGAATACCCTTAAAGGCGAAGAATGAAAAAGCGAAAGCGCCTACCTAAAATTAAGGTCGGCCAAAAAGTCATGATTACCAATCTTGAAGGCACTGTAGAAGTGGTTGATGGTCATACATTCCACATTCACGCTGGCACAAAATCGGGAATCATTTGTTTCCGAGACGAGTTCCGCTTGTTTACTAAATCTGAGCTGCGCGGCTAGGCGGAAGTGAAACAGGGCACCGTAATCTGGTTTGGAGTGGCGCGCGGCTATGGATTCATCAAGCCGGACGATGGTGGCGCGGACGTGTTCGTGCACTACTCCGGTATCGATGCCGATGGCTTTCGCAATCTGCAACCGGCGCAGCGTGTCGAGTTTGATTTGGCCGAGGAAGAACGTGGATTTATGGCTGTGAATGTGAGGGTTGTGAGTTGAATCAAAAACAAAGAGTCGCGTCGATACAATTTTACTTCCGACAGTTCGCGGCCGACGAGTGTGTGATGTCGATGGACCTAGATGCGGTCGGTGCCCATATCCTCCTAATATGCGCCGCGGGCATGTCCAGTAAGGGTTACAAATTAAACTCAAACGAGCGCTTCATTAGATCACTTATCAGATACCCTAACGACTTAGATTTTGAGCGAATTAGAACCCAACTTTTAGCAGGTGCGTGGAAATTATCTAACGACGGGAAGTGGTGGGTGCAGGACGGTATGCGCCGTAGCTATAAGAAAATAATACACTTCATAAAGGAACAGAAACGGAAAGCTAAGCTTGGAGCTAAAGCTAGATGGGATGCCCACGGGCATAATCCGGCTATGCCCGAAGCTATGCACGGAGATGCCCTATCTTGTAGTGTCTTATCATCTTCAATACTAAATACAAAAACAAATACCGCGCAACCCCAGCGCGATTTCCATCAACTTCCAGAACAAGAGCAAAAACGCCAAGTCGAAGCTAAAGAAAAGCGCCTTGCGGAGCGTTCGAATGGAGCGCGAGGCCAAGGCATCTCGATACGCGGTACGCCCAAGAGGGAAATTCTGGAAAAGGAAAAGGCGCGTCGGGCTGCGGCCGGGATTGCGCAACCAAATGACCAATGAAATAGTCCATACAACGAAATGGCTTTACTTCACACTGGCCTATGAAGGCGAGACAGAGCATGGTGTCGCTGTGGTGGTTTTAATACCGCGCATTGCAGTAAAAAACGGGCAAGACACGGCGCAATTCGAAGCTGAGTTGGAAGAACAAAAACCACCGTCAACAGACACGCTAGTATTCCCACTTCGGATGATTCTATGACGAGCCGAGCACGATCCACACCAGAGCAGCGTGAAAAATGGCTGGCCGATCACCCAGAGATCGCAAAACTAGACAAGCCCGCAATCGTCCGCGCACTCAAGGCGGCTGGGTTGCTGGCACCCACGACGTACGCCGGAGACGTGAGGATTAAGAGATTTACAGATATCGGCAGAACTTGGAGGCGTGGATGAATGCGCGTGATCTCATCAGTGAGCTTAAAGAGCTCCCAGAGCACATCAAGGATTTAGAAGTGTATCTGGACACAGGAGACACCAAGAGAACCGCTCGGTGTGTAGTTTTATTGCCGATCGGCGAATCTCGGGAAGTTGTCATTACGGCATGACCCACCTCCCCGATCCCGACGTGATGCGCCGCCAGATGTGTGAATGCGGCCACTCGCGCCTGGTCCACGCCGGCCAAGGCAAGCTTGGCGACTGCCTGCGCGTGATCCACAACGACGGCACGTACTGCAAGTGCCACGCGTTCCGGTTGCCGTCAGAGAAGCCGCAAGGTCCCGGGCGGCGTGGAGCGGAGAGACGCAGGCATGGGGTTAGAATTAAAAAATAATTGGGGGAGATAAATGCAACAATACAGCCTAAAAATACGTTTTACAGAATCACTACTTGGGAGTTCTCCTATGAATCCCGAAATCTATAAACAGTTCATCGCTTCGCGTATTGTGGACGACAAAGAAAAAGCGGGAGAGGAGGTCGATACACTTCCGGCAGGAGAGCAAGAAAAAGTCGGATGGTCAGTTTTTCATAGCGATGAGAACGGTTTGTTTTTGTTCGATTACAAAATCAGAGGGTTCTTCAAAGAGGCGGCCAGTGCCGTCACAGGCAAGGCGGGGCTAGCTGCGTTCAAAAGTAAAATAGATAAATGGCTTTTCGTGGCACCGCGCAAACTGTACCTTAGACGCTCTGGATCGCCCATCACAAAACCGGATAGCGTACTGGAGCGGCCTATCCGCGCGATGACTGCGCAAGGTCCGCGCGTTTCATTAAAACGCAGCGATCTAGTGATCGCTGGTACTGAGGTCAAATGCAACCTGATTTTGTTGTCCTTAGGAGAGAGAGAGATCACCGAAAAGATATTGCGAGAATGGCTGGACTATGGGCAGTTTCAAGGGCTCGGAGAATGGCGCAATGGATCTAACGGACGTTTTACGTTCGAGCTACACGCGAGCAATGTGTTGACAGCATCGGCATAGCACCGGCAGCGTGTCGCGACCTACGGCGATGGCCTAGCTCAGTGGAGTTCCGCATGGCATCGGCGAAGTAGCGCATGGCATCGGCGAAGTGATGGCGATGAGCCGCTCAGCGACGGCAGAGTAACGCGAAGTTTTGCTTAGGCATAGTACTGCGGTGTTCTGCCGAGTGATGGCAATGCGTGGCAACCGTTTCGCGATGCCTCGGCACTGCTTAGCCGCGTCGCGCGCAGGCAAGGAGGAGAAAAGTGAGTTCAGAAATAAACCCAAGAATTAGAGCGTGGCTCTGTGACCGTTGCGGCAAGAAGACTGTCGATAAACCGCTAACCATGGAGCTAAATGCTCCTCCCGCCAATCTACCAGAACTCGTTGAGGTCAAGCATTCTGACGGCTCTAACGTTCTAGAGTGGTGGTGCTGGCAGTGTGTTGCCAGTGAAACCGAATTGCCGCTAGCGGAGCCTAATCTAATACAGTTGGGAAAATATCGTGAAGTTATCGGAGTTGAGGAGAAAATATCCAAAAGTGTTCGAGGTGCGAAAATGAGCGACTGGGGAGAGCGCCACGCGTGCCGTTTTGCTGGCGGCGGAATTGTCATGACAAATGTAGATTATTGCCCCAACGGTGATCACTCACTGAAACTTGACTTTAGTAAAGCCGATCTCGACAACGCAGTGCAGGCTGAACGAGAAAAGTGGACGAAGCTGTATCACGACAAAAGTGGCGCTGTACTGGATATGGCTGCGATCATCGACAAAGCCACCCAGCTGGCCGTAGCGCAGGCGCGGATCAGTGAGGCAAAGTGGTGGGAGCATTTAGCAGGCGAATCCCACGCTTGGCACGAGGAGAATTCTATTGTTTGTCCCTACTGCGCGCATATGACAGAACTACAAGCCAACGTGGACACTGCGCGGTTAGGAAGCCCCAAGGAAAGCCCTATAGCGAAGGATCTAAGCGTAGCGCGCGATTTGTAAGAAACGCCCGACTTTATTGGCATACCAGGATGAAAACGCAGCCAGTTAGCTACTGATTCGATATTTACGGAATTTGGGTTACATAACTATTTTTATCGGACGTGAGGTGGAGATGATTTACGAGGTCGTGATCGGGGAATCTAGTTCGTTGGCTCAAGACAAATGGCTCATAAACGCTTCGTCTCTTCTGGTCGCAGTAAGTAAAGCAGAAAAACAAAGAAAGCGCCACGACGAGTTCAATAATGGGTGGGTATTAATAAGCGCAAAAGAGATCGGTAAACTAGTAAAGTAAAATGCTCCTCCTGACCATCTACGGCGTACCGAGGTGATGGATGCCGTTCATCCAGATTGCCCGTGCAGTTGCCATTCCGATATGCCGATAGGAAGTCGCGTGTGTGAGCGTGAAGGTTGCTACGAGTGCTGGAAGCTGTTCGGGCACCTGTGCCGTGCTTTGAGCCTTCATCTTTTTCCCGTCTCTCTTTTTCGCCTTCATGCGGCACTATGCCTTCACCGCATTTCACCATATCGGTGAAACAAAGATTTTAGGCCACGAATTGAATGGCCAGATATTCTAGGAAATGTGAAGAGCAAATGCTCCTCCTGACCATCTACGGCGTACTGCGGTTCTGAGAATTTGGGTTGCATGAATATTTATTATCGGACGAGAGCATGGCTAGAGGTCGTCCTGTTTTGCGATACCACGGTGGCAAGTGGCTGTTCGCCCGCGTACTAATTGGATTGTTTCCATCGCACCGCATTTACGTTGAGCCGTTCTCCGGTGCTGCTTCCGTTTTTATGCAAAAGCCACGTTCGTACGGAGAGGTATTAAACGACAAATGGGATGTGGTTGTAAATGTCTTTCAGTGCCTACGCGATCCCGTGAAGTCCGAGCAGCTAAAAGAGAGTTTGCGACTAACCCCATTTTCTCGGACAGAATTCAATCTGGCTTTTGGACATAGGCCTAAATTTCCAGGAGACGTGGAGGCGGCCCGCCTTTGCATTCTTAGATCATTCGCCGGTTTTGGTTCAGCCAGTACCAATGGTGATTACGCCACGGGATTTAGGTCTAACTCGAATAGGTCGGGGACAACGCCGGCGCAAGATTGGATGCACTACCCGGATTCTGTCGCAGGATTCGTTGAAAGGTTGCGAGGAGTTGTAATTGAGAATAAGGACGCGCTCGAAGTAATTCCACAACAGGACGGACTGGACACCCTTTTTTACTGTGACCCTCCCTATGTTTTGGGAACGAGAAATGTCGCGCGCGGCAATGCCGCTTATTCGTGCGACATGACCGACGATGACCACCGACGCTTTGCGCAAGTAATCAAAGCCGTACGTGGAATGGTGGTGCTAAGCGGATATGCGTGCCCGCTGTACGACTGCGAGCTGTTCCCAGACTGGCACAGGAAAGAGTTTTCCTGGCGCGCAGATGGTGCTCGAAAGCGTGTCGAAGTTATCTGGATGAATGAGGCTGTGGCGTGTAGGGTTCCGCAACTTGAGTTTGACAAAGCCTAAATGCTCCTCCTGACCATCTACGGCGTACCGGTCGCCAAAGGCAGCATGAAAGCCTTTATGCGCCCCGGCATGCGCTTCCCGATCGTGACACACGACTCACTACAAACTAAGCCGTGGCAGCAACAGGTATCGATCATGGCGAAGATAGGAATGTCAGAAGGCAACGCGGAAATCATCAGGCGCCCCAACGCCGTTCGCGTACAAGCTGAGTTCTATTTCGCGCGACCGCAACGCACCAAGAAAACCGTAAACCACAAGACGACAAAGCCGGACGTGGAAAAGCTAGCCAGAAATCTTTTAGACGCGCTGACCGGAATCTGTTACGAGGACGATGCGCAAGTCGCGGAGTGCTCGGTCAGCAAGGCGTTCGACGAGACGCCGCGATCAGTTGTGAGGGTCAGCGCACTAGAAGAAGACTTCGATGTGCACAGCGATAAAGTTCGGAGCGCAACATACAGGGACCTCTTTGGAGATTAAAAGCCCTGCGGATATTCTCAAACACTGGTGAGGCCGACGCGCTGTGGCTGCTCGAGTACGGCCGGCAGAGATTGGTCAGAGATGTGAAGCAAGCGAGGTTGAGATGAGCGTGCTGACGGATGCGACGTACTGGCTGATTCAGTTCGAGGACGCCGGTAAGAAAGCTGAAATATTCACTGATGAGGCTTGTGCGCGTGCTCGTTACGAACAACTGCAACTTAATTGGAACTGCCATTTATTCGTGCAGGTCAAAGTTATCGACCACCTGCGCCAAGAGCGTGCGGACACGGTGCAGGCGGCCGTGGCTGCGGCGCTGGAGCAGGCGGCTGGGACCGAATGCGATCTGTGTCGTGATGGCGTGCCGATGCGGGCTGATGGGAAAATGCATTCGTCGTCGTTATGCGACAACAGCTGCCACGCGCCGAAGATTCGTGCACTCATCACCGCCGACGCGATCAAGGCGCTGGCCGAGCATGACGCCGCCCTTCTCAGGCAACACGGTTTCGATGCCAGCATGGATGCTATGGCAGAGGATGTGACCGACCTTTACGAGCAGATCGCCAGTAAGTCCGACGAAGATCTTACCGTGGAAGCCCAGCGACTCAAAAAGGCGATGAACTTGGCGTTGCAGGCGCATGTGCAGGCTGAGCGGGAGCGGTGCGCCTTCATCGCAGAGACTTATTCCGAAGCTGAACCGTGGGTTTGCCGGCACATTGCAGCGGCGATTCGAGGTGCGAAATGAGAATTTCGAGAAAGACAACTTCCTTTCTAAGAACTCCGGGCGAACAGGAATACTATGGGCCTTGGTTTGTGTGCAGCGCGTGCGAGGCAAAATTCGTGATTTATACAGAGAAAGACGATCCTAAATTCTGCCCGAGATGTGGACGGAAGGCTGCGATCCCCACATGAGTTGCGCCCGAAGCTGCCTTCGGCTCCGCACGAACCGCAGCCGGATTGTTTGTTTTCGGTTTGGGAGTGTACACTACGGCCGGGGAGATAAAAATGAAATTAGACGGCGAAGACTGCTCGGTAATCTTGGAGGCGTTACAGCGTATTGAAGCCAAGGTTGAATCGTCCGCAATTTCGCAAAAGATTACAGATGCTCACTGAAGTCGCAAAAGCAAAGCTTCATGGGTATTTAATTTCCGCGGCCAAAGAGGTCTCTTATGCCATTACACTTCGTGACGATTATGACGTTCGTGGGTATATAAACCTGGAATTTATTCAAGCAGAGCTTCGTCATAAAGCGGCCATGATTGAAACCGAACCGACGCTCGATATTCTTCAGCCAACTCGGCCGACATTGGGATAGCCTGTCCTTCCGTACAGTCTTTACCACACGTAACACCTAACCTAAATAAACTGTTGTATTTACAGCCGGTTCGCATACCATCTGCATGGATGTTTGTGCCGTAGCGCTTCTGATTAGCGCTAGGCAAGCCGTCCTCCAGGCTCAAACTCGGAGGCACCTCTTTTTCGCGGAGGTGTTTCTGCTCAACCCTTGGCACTAAAGAATATCTGCTCGATACCACGCACCTGGACGCTCGAAGACTATCGAAAGCACACCTGCATAGACGGCAGTCACGGCCACGTTTCGCGCGCCGAACTGAAGCCCAGTATCGCTAAAGGTCTCGTCGTGTGGCTGATCGAAGGACAGACACGGCGCGAATCGAGTGTGATTTATGTGCTGCCAGACGCGCATCCCGGGCCAGCAACAAAGAGACCGTGCTCACCTCCAATCAACACAGGATTGTCCTACGCGGTCGGCGCCGAACTAGCCAACGCTTTTTACAACAGAGAGCCATACGCGGCGGTGATGCTCGCAAATATTCGCACGAAGCGTGAAAGTCCCGCGCCTGAGTTCGCTCCAGAGTTCTACTCGAATCAAATCTAAATCGAAAAATGAGGTTTTGAAATGTCAACAACACCGGCACCGGTAACAGCGGCCGCCGTAACTGCGGCTCCATCAGTAAGCGAACTAACGAAGATTTGGAACTGGATCAAAGGAAAGGTTGTAGTCGTGGAAACCGATCTAGTCTCGATACTTGGCTCCAAGGCTGCGGCTGACCTTGAAGCTGTTGGCAAGACCATGCTTGACAGCTGGATCGGTCCTCTTGCTACCAGCGCAATCGCGGATGCCACCGATATCGTAACTGGCCAAATGTCCGTCTCTAAAGCGGTTAGCGGACTGGTGGCATCGGCCACCAGCACTGGCAAGACGGTGTCTGCGGCTGCAGCGTTGCAGGCCATCGCCATCATTCAGAATGCGTTGCCTGTCGGCACGGCAAACGGTACGGTAACGCCCGTCGCGTAAGTGCGCTCAGCGCACTTCCAGCCCCAGGGGGAGGGGGGTCAAAATCCTTAAAGTTGAGCCCCTTGCGGACCGTTGCCCGGGCGAACACGCATTTCCGCGAAATTAGAATTTCCGGTTTTCCGCAGTAACTCACAAAGAGATGGCCAGAGCCAGAGGACAAGGACGGCGCCCGACCCCTACGGCGCTAAAGAGGGCGCGCGGCAATCCGGGCAAGCGGAAACTAAATAATAAAGAGCCATTACCGGCTACGGGCGAACCGGAAATGCCAGAGGGCCTGTCGAAGCTTGCTATTGGAAAGTGGAAATCGCTAGTTCCTGAGTTGCTCGCGCTTGGAGTGCTCACCAGGGTTGACGGCGAAGCTCTCGCGAACCTCTGCACCGCGTATTCTCATCAGCGAATAGCCGAGAAGGCGATACAGCGCCTGGGCACCGCTGCACTTGACGACGAGCATGGGAAATTACTGAAGCACTGGAACGACGCGACAAAGATTATGAAGCAGTTCGAAGTGGAGTTTGGTCTCACGCCAGCGTCACGATCGCGGCTGAATGTGAACGATGGCGAGAAAACTAAAGACCCCGCCGACCAATACTTTGCAAACGTTCGGCCCATCCGATCCAGTCAGTCAGCATAGCGCCGACGTTGTAGCCGGCAAGATTCTCGCCGGCCGCATGGTCATGCTGGCGTGCGAGCGTCATCTGCGCGACCTGAAAGACGGCCCAAAACGCGGGATTTTCTGGGACCCCGATGCGGCGCAGCGCGTAATCCGGTTCTTCCCGGACGTGCTGCGGCTCTCTGAGGGAGAGTACGCTGGCAAGCCTTTCGTTTTATCGCCATGGCAGCAATTCATCGTCGGCTCACTTTTCGGATGGAAGAGCGCGGACGGCTTCCGACGCTTCCGGAACGCGTACATAGAGATTGGCAAGGGCAATGGCAAGAGTCCTCTGGCTGGCGGCATCGGCATTTACATGATGACGGCGGACGGGGAAGCGCACGCCGAGTGTTACGCCGCCGCGACGACGCGCGACCAGGCCAGCATACTTTTCCGCGACGCAGTGAACATGGTAGACGCATCTCCGGCGCTGTCGTCGCGCATCGTGAAATCTGGCGGTCAGCAGATTCACAACCTGTATCACCCAGCGAGCGGATCGTTTTTCCGGCCGGTGTCTTCAGAAGGACGCGGACTAGACGGCAAGCGCGTTCACTATGCAGCTCTTGATGAAATCCACGAACATCCAACCCCGGTTGTCGTCGATAAGATGCGCGCCGGCACTAAGGGACGCCGTCAGGCGCTCATTGTCGGCATCACCAATTCCGGCTTTGACCGTGATTCCGTCTGCTGGCACATGCATGAGTACTCGGAGCACATCGTAGAGCGGCAGGATGAGAACGACGCTTGGTTTGCTTATGTCTGCCAGCTCGACAAGGACGACCAGTGGACCGACGAGCGCGTCTGGCCGAAAGCAAATCCGAACCTGGGCGTTTCCGTTCCCCTCAAATATCTGCGTGAGCAGGTTGCGGAAGCACAGGGAATGCCAAGCAAGCAAAACGTTGTCCGGCGCCTCAACTTCTGTGAGTGGACAAATCAGGAGACGGCCGCTATCGACGCCGAAGACTGGAATAAGTGCGTCGGATTTTCACTGGCCGGCCGCGATGCCAAGGTGCTACGCGAGGAAATGGAGCAGCGCCTCGAAGGCCGCACGTGTTTTATTGCGGTGGACCTCTCTTCCACCGAAGACACTACCTGTTCGCTAAAGCTTTTCCCTCCGACCGACGACTGCGACCTCTACATTGCTATCCCCCATTTCTGGGTCCCGGAAGACAATGTCGAGCGTAAGGTCAAGGAAGCACGCCTTCCTTACGATGTCTGGGTCCGCGAAGGTTTTCTGCTCACCACGCCAGGATCCGTTGTCGATTATGACGCCGTCATGGAGCAGGTCCTCAAGGACTGTGAACGGTACGATGTTCGCGAGATTACGTTCGATCCTTGGAATTCAACTCAATTTTCCAACAATCTGCAAAAAGAAGGTATCGCCGTTGAGCGCCTGGTGATTTTCAAGCAGACGCTTGAATTCTTCCACGAGCCTACCAAAAAGCTGCTCGATGAACTTATACCGACGCGACGAATTGCGCACCTCGCTAATCCGGTACTGCGATCGCACGCGGCCAATCTAGAGAAAAAAGAAGACGTGAGCGGCAATCTTCGACCCATTAAAAACAGGCAACGCGGCAAAGTGGATGGGATGTTCTGCTTGATCATGGCCCTGGGCCGCGCAAACGCGAATGCTGACGGCGGATGCGTTTACGACGATGGGCGCGAGATTGTGGTCGTATGAAAATGGGACTCCGCGACTTTACCGGTGGCTCGTTAGCGATATCGCCTTTTTATCCCTTGCACTCTCTGCAACTTACAAGGTACTCCCGAACATTGCAAAACCCACAATTGCATAATTGACATGAGGGATTTCACTAAGTGGCTGCATGAAGACGCGCTTCGTGATGTGGTTTTCGTTATTGGCTGCGGATTCGTGGCGTTCGGTGCCTCGCAGGTCTACCGCCCGGCCGGTTACATCATCGCAGGCCTTTTGCTCATCGGCATAGTGGCAGCGACGACAAAACATTAAATGGGACTCGTCTCACAGATCCGGGCTGCGGTGGGCACCGCGCTTCCGCCCTGGGACGATTATTGGTATTCGCGCCCTGGCTGGGACTCTGCCGCCGGCATGGCGGTGACTCCCGAGTCGGCCATGAAGCTGTCGGCTGTATATTCATGCATCAGAGTGCGGTCCGAGGATTTGGGCACCGCTCCACTGATCGTTTTCAAGCGACTGCCAAACGGCGGGAAAGTCCGCGCGCCAGAGCACCCACTTTATGCGGTCCTAAATTCTCCGAATCCGTGGCAAACCGGCGTCGAGTTCGTCGAAATGATGAACGCCCACCTAGACCTGCGAGGCAACGCCTTCGCGCGCATCTTGCCGGGCCCGCGCGGTGCCATCGACCAACTAATACCTCTGCACCCCGACCTCGTGCAGGTTTACCGGCTGCCGAACGGCAGGCTGATATATCAGGTCCGCTCGCGCTTTAGCGCCACGTTTGAGACATATGTGCAGGATGAGATCTTCCATCTGCGCGGCCTTTCCTCAGATGGCCTGGTGGGGCTGAGCCCGATTGCGATTCAGCGCGAAACCATCGGCGCGGGCCTGGGCATGCAGGATTATGCAGCAAGGTTCATCGCCAACGATGGGGCGACAACGAGGTGGATCAAGCATCCGGGCAAGTTCAAGGACGACGCGGTCCGCGATAAATTCCGCGAGAACTATCAGAAGTCCCAAACAGGCCCGAATCGCGGCAAGGCACCAGTCTTGGAAGACGGCATGGAACTTCATTCCATGAGCATATCCAATCGGGACGCGCAGTTTATCGAGGCAACGCTAGCGAATCGCGAAGAGGTGTGCGGCCTGTTTCGCGTTCCACCGCACAAAATCGGCATCTTGCAGCGCGCAACAAACAACAACATCGAATGGCAGGGTTTGGGCTACGTCTCTGACTGCATGAAGCCTATCGCGGTGCGCTGGGAGCGCCGCATCAACGCCGATCTGATCGATCCGATCAGCGAAGCCATGAGCGATGGCGCGGAATATTTTGCGGAATTCCTGCTCGATGGCCTCATTCGCGGCGACATGAAGAGCCGCTTCGACGCCTATGCGATCGCCCGGAACTGGGGCTGGATGTGCCCCGACGACGTCCGTGAATCCGAGGGCATGAATCCGCTACCAGACGGTAAGGGCGGCCAGTAGTACTTGCGGCCCATGAACATGGTGCCCGCAGGCACAGTCTACCTCGCAATGGGTGCCACAGACGCCCCGGATCCGCAGAACAAGCCGACGCCCGGCACTGGAAACGACAACCAAGATCCTCCCCCCGAAGAGTCCGACGACGACGGCGAACAGTCGCGGCTCCCGAGCAAGAACCTTCTGCGCGCGTTTGCCACCGAAGCAGCGCGACGTGTCGTGCGCAAGGAAGTCACC